GCTCAACCTTGTTCAGGGCCGAATCTGGAGCGCAGAGCGCGCAATGGACCGCGTTGGCGTGGAGGACCCAGAGGGCGAGAAGGACGTCATCCGCGACGAGCAGACAGACGCAACCCTCAACCCAGCTGCTGTCCTCACAATGGGTCAGCTCATGATGATGTTCCAGCAGCTCCAGCAGCAGCAGGCAGCAATGCAGCAGCAGCAGGCGATGATGCAGCAACAGATGGGCGCACAGCAAGGACCACCACCGGGAGCCCCAGCGGCACCTGGCGGCGGTGGAGTGCCACCAGATATCGCAATGCAACTACAGGCACAGCAGGCATCCGCAGAGAACGCATTCCGTCAGGTTGGTCAGCCTCAGGGAACTGAGATGATGAACGGCGGAGAGATGGGCGAAGTACCGCCTGAGATGCTTCCAGAGAATGCACAGCCTGGGGCTGAGGCGCAGCAAGGCGTCGGACAACCAGGTGACCTAGGGGCGCAGATCGCGGCTCTACGACAAAACAAAACAATCAACCGTCTAGCAAGATAACGGAGGACCATAATGGCACGAAGAGGTAGGTTCGGGCGGTCAGCATCGGGTTCTCAGAACCTGTCGTCGCTCGTTTATTCGCTCCTGAAGGAAGAGCGCAATAACCAGGAAAGCACGATGCTTACGTCGTACAAGAACAACATGATGTCTGGCAGCGCTGCCGGCCTGTTTACTTCAAACGGAAGTACCCTCCCTGCCACTGCAGCTAACCTTGTAGAATGGTACAAGGCTCAGGCAGCAGCGGCCGAGGCGGTAGGCGACTCAACTGGAGCGCAGCGATTCCGCACACAGGCAGAAGAGTTCCGCATCCAGTCCCTTCGTGACATTGAAACCGTCCTAGACAACGCCTACCAGAACGGCAACTCGATTGACCTAGCCCTTATTGGCGGTTCTGGCTCTGCAAAGATTGACGGGAAAGAGTACGAGAAGTGGCTTAACTCAATCCTGAGCGACGCCTCTATGACCGCATCCGACAGGGAGCGCTTGCAGAGCAAGCTATTTACTGTGTCCTACAACTACGCTGCAGAGAACATGGTAAATGGTTTTAACGAGAAGAAGTACACAGCTAACCAGCTCGTAGCATTCTACGATAAGGAGATTGAGCGCGCTCGTCAGAACGGTCTCACAGATACAAGCAAGACGATGCGCGACATCGTTGCCGCACGCGCTGCCGCCATTCAGCGGGCTTCAAACGACGCAGCAGCAGCAAGGGTTACAAAGGTTGAGAGCGCTCTGTCAGACGAAACAGACGCGATGGCATCTGCAATTCAGCGTCTTATTAAGCCAGTGCTTAAGAACTACTTCTCATCCACAGAGGTTGTTGACGCCTTGCTAAAGGACTTCGGAAAGGGCAAGGGGGATGAGTGGCTAACTCGTTTCTCAAACGCAATTCAATCAGGAAAGATTGACTACGTCCAACTGTTTGACGCAGGGGCTTCCGCTAACGGGCTTAGCGTAGAGGACATGCGGTCCATTGCTCAGGTGTTTGGGGGGCTCAAAGACGAAGTTGAGAACCTAAAAGACCAAGGTTACGCAAAAGAGCTTGGCGATTGGATTTCTTTTGCGGACCAGGTTAGCACAAACTACACAGACGGAGCATTTGCGGCGTCAACTCGTCCGTATGTCTCTACCTTCAACGCTGCATACACAACAGTTGGAGGCAGCGTTGGCGTGCAGTATTCTGGCGAGCCAGGTAAAACTGCCGACGCTCTTGGCGACTTGGTTGGAAGCATTAGCGGCGCAGGGTACGAGAGCAACGTAACTGACAGCTCTACCATTTCCCAGGTCGCCCTATTTGGACAAGGGATGCTTGGATCGCTAATTCCTAGCCAGCCTGGTGTTGATAGCGTTGAGAAGCTAGTTGACTACCTCTCAAAGAACGGCGCAACTGCAGGCATGAACAAGACCGATATTGCAAACAGCATTGCTCAATGGCTATTTGTCTCTAAGAACAATCCGCAAGCCTCTATTAGCGGATCAGTCCCTATGGAGCTTTATAACCTTGGAATTACCACTGAGATGCTTGACAATCCAATTGGTGGAGCTTCCTCAGGCGGCCTTACAACTGGCGACATCTTGCGATTGCATATTGAGTCTGTGTACATTCCGCAGTCTATTCGAGAAACTGTTGACCCAAATGGAAACCCAACAAGGGCTATTGCATACAAGATGGACCCTAAGACTGGTGAGTTTGCGTTTAACGTTATCCCTAGCGCAAGCGTAAGCAGCTCTGAGTATGTGATGAGCGTCGGAGAAAACGGGAATATCTACTACACTCAGGCTATCCCGTATGCCGCACAGGAGGGAACCAGCGTCCCAATTAAGTTTGTCCCAGTCCCTGGAGGCGGAAACTATGCCGGAGGAAATGACGCCAACGACCTAATCGTTATTGACTTTAGCGGCGGGTATGGCAAGCCAATGGCCTTCACTGCAGCTGACATTGAAAGTTTCACAAGTTGGTACACCACTCAAAATAGCGGAGCAGGTGGAGACTATTCAGGCTTCAGGCTTGAGCCAGACCAGGCAAATCCCGGCAGGATGACTTTCACTGCAGGTGCCGCGCTTCTGTCGGCTATTACCGCACAAAACCCTTGGAGCGGCGGAGCTCTTGCCGACTGGATGAACGCAACTGGGCTTAAAGTCACAGACTTTTATCTGACCAGACACGGCTCAACGATTCTTATAGGAGAAGATTTCGTTGACGAATACCGCAATGAGATCTTCTCATCAGGTCTTCAGGGCACTGACGCTAGAACCGCAGTTATGGACTGGCTTAAGAATACCAAGAAGATCTCTGACCCTGGCGGAAAGATTCTCAATATGATCCTAAACGGCGGCTACCTTGTAGCAGAGAATGGCGATAATGGTCTGACCTGGAAGATCTGGAAGGACGGTCAGCAGTACACAAACAGCACAGACGATACCCAAGATAGGCTTCCACCGGCTCCAGCTGGTACAAAGCCAGATCCAAACGCTGTTGTGTCATCAGACCCATCGTTCGGGTGGGGAGGCAACCCACAGACGCCTAAGCCAGAACCGCTTGGGATTGGCGGGACAGCTGGGGTCCGAGGAACTCAAACTGAAAGGTTTATTCCTACTTCTGACCTCATGGAGCACACGTTTAGGAATCTTACCCCTTCACTTACACCAGTAGCGCCAATTGCTCCTCCTCCAGGTGGAACGGCGCCAATTATTGCGCCTGGGATGAAGCCAGATGGTCCTGAAGTTACTGCTCCAGCAGTATCTCCAGGCACTTCGCCAATCCCTGCAAGCACGCCTAGCATGCGGCCTATGGGCGGATCAGCGCCAGCAGTAAATAGAACCTTTGGAGTCGACAGAACAGCACGTAGGAGTTTGTAATGGCTAGAATCGGCGGAAGCATTGTAGACCCAACGCCACCGTACAATAGCGAAGACCCAAGTAACCGCGGCATTACATCTAGAGAGCTTAACGTAACAGTAACTCCAGAATACGGACTTGACACTGGAAGGCTTCTGGATGTTCCGGGTGAGCTTTCAAGCGGTGGCGATTCCAGCAACCCTATTGACTTTGCTGCGTCGCTGCCATTCCGCGGCATCGGCATGGCGGGGCAGGCCCTTGGCGCTGGCCTAAAGGTCGGCGGAGACATCATTGGCGCAAGCCCGCTTGGCTTTATTGCAAGCCAGAGGCTTGGGGACGGCACAGTTGGCGACATTGTTGGGAATATCGGCAAGGTGTTCCTTGACATTCTTGCGAAGCCAGGAGAAATTGTCCAGGACTTTGGAGCCATGCTCCGCATCAAGACGGCTAACGGCACCCTTCCTCCAGATATCCAGGCAATGGTTGACGGAGGAGCATCTGAAGATGCCATTATCAAGTACATGCGCGAGACCGGTCGGTCTCTTGCAAATGACCGAACGGTTAACCTAGGTCTCTCTCTTCTGCTTGACCCGCTGAACCTGACCCCGTTTGCACTTGGCAAAGCAAACCTGCTAAAGGGAATTGGTAAGCTTGGTACAACTGGAGCTGGTATCGGCCTTGGCGCTGCGCTTGGTCCTGTAGGCGCTGTAGCTGGCGGCCTAGGAGGATACGCACTAGGAGGACGAGTTGGCCAGAAGCTGGCCGAGCTAGGATTTAAGGCCGGAGCAAAGACTATTTCCAAGCAGAGTGGCCTTGAGCTGAGCGCAAAGGCGCGGGCGATTCAGGCTGCCGAGGCAGCTGGCGAGGCTATCCCCGCAGACCTGAACAAGGGCCAGTATCTTATTTATAACGAGATTGACAAAGCCATTTTCCGTCCAATGCGCAACGTAGGGAACAGCGTTAAGGAAGGTCTAAAGCTAAAGACTGGGCAGATCCTCCTTAGGGCATATAGCGCACGAGTAATGGATGAGTTCCACGAGGCGGCCACCCAGGCATTTGGCGAAGACGCAGCCAAGCTCGGTTTGCGACGGTTCGCGATTGCAAAGACGAACTCTGTAATCCAGTCTGTATCCAGGTCAAGAATTGGCGACGTTGAATCCGCTGTGGACAACGTTGTTGAGAACGTTGACGCGGACATTAAGCGCGCTCTTGAGGAATACAAGGACGCTAGGTACAACAACGCTCCAAATGCAACGTTTGATATGCTCGTCGGCGCATCTGGGGATCTAGCCAAGATGCCCGGGAGTACTGACTATGTCATGGCACGACTTGCGGAAAACGCAGGGGATGTTGGCCTTGAAGTGAAATATAACATGAGCCGAGAAGAGATTATTGGGTTCCTCCAGGACGCAGCTCCTGGGTATGGCCCAAGGATGGACCCAGGATCAGGCCTCAGGATTGTTGACCAAACTACAACGGTCCAGGCAGCCAAGAACCGACTGCGCAACCGAATGCTTCAGGCTCGAATGGACACGGAGCTGGCTGGGTATGACCCAGTTAAGGATGCCGTTCGAGCAGCTTCTACTAACATGGATATGATTGACAATGGGCTCCTTGACGAGGTCGCACTTGAGGTCAAGAAGGAAGCCGAGTACATCGGCATCTCTGCACCTACTCAGGGGGCTAAGTCGCTTTCCGCTTCTAAGCGTGCGTATATGTACGCAGAGAGGCTAGCCAACGAACTGGCCAACGGAACTGCAGACGACATCACTAGAGGCGCTGGTAGGATTGAGGCGACGCCAGCTCAAATCCAGGCAATCGCCGACAAGTTCTTTGGCGGAGCCCGAGTTGAGGGTGGCAAGCTTTTGGGTGGAAAGTACTTTGACGAGACTGGAGTCCTCAATAGCAAGGCCAACATTTCGCGACAACTTGCTCAGAAGTTTGCCTTTGCTCGTTCAACTACATATGGATTCAACATCAATCGGATGGGCAACGTTCGGCGAGTATTCCACATCGCTACAATCTTTGAAAAGGCTGGCATTCGCGAGAAGCAGCTGTACGCGAAGGAGATCAGTAAGGCTCTCGGTCGGCCAATAACCGTACGTGAGCTTGAGCAGATTGTGCCTCAGCTAAAGGAGCTTGGAGACGTATCTGCAATTGCTCGCCCGACATTTGTAAAGACATCAAGCCTGATTGACACAAAGGTTGAGCAATGGACTGCATTGTTTGACAACCTTGGGCAAGAGGGTGGCCTAGTTGCTAGCGCCTACCCAGATATCCCACAGGCCGTGATTGCAAAGCTTAATAGCATCATGGCAGGTGGCCCGCGTTCCGCAGCTGAAGCCAAGACGTTCTGGGCAACCCAGGCCGCAGCCACATTTGAAGACGTAGCAACGAACACCCCAGGATACAAGCTTACTTCCGGTTCAATCTCGGCTCAGCAGGTTAAGGACTTCTTGACCGCGGCCAAGAACGCTAGCGCCACGACAGCCAGGGCTACACCTAAGGAGCTTAGCGCTATGAGGGAGGCTTGGCGCTTGCTTAATGGGAACACAGACGAGCTTGACAACATTATTGCTGCAGCAAAGCGAGACGGATACGAAATCGGTATTGCACCTGCAGACAACGTCATCCGCGAGCCGCGACTGATCGCGACAGTGGAGAAGCAGGGGTTGGCAGTTCCTGAAGTCGCAACGATTGACCGACCGTTCATTGACATTACTTCAGAGTTTGTTGACGGGTTGCCTGACCTAGCAAACCCACAGGCATACAAGGTAGGCGGCGTTCGCGGTGCGGTCCAGAGCATGCTTGCCCCAATCCCGCAGGCTCTTGTGACATCGTCAGCATCTCAGAGGCTTCAGCTTATTTTGCGAGACAGGTTTACAGTTGACGAGATTGACGAGTTCAACCGCCGGGTAACAACTCGCGCAGTTGGCGACCGCAAGGGCGTTCGAGGACTTGAGCAGAGCACCATGGAAGACATCATGGGCGAGATCCTGCAGGAGAAGACTGGCGCAGCGTCAGCCAAGGCTGCATGGCAGGAGCGAATTGACGCTCTTAAGGCAGCTGGAATTAGGTCTCCAAATCTTCAGACAGACATCATTAAGGCGTTTAAGGCTGAGTACGACCAGTCTGGTTACTCGCAGTGGATTAGCAGTGCCATGAAGAGTGCCCCAGGCATTGGAAAGCACCTTGCTTATATTTCTGAGAGTTTGTACCCTATGCTTAAGTACAAGATCAACCCGCTCTTCTTTGCACAAGAGCTCATTGAGTCCCCATTCTACGCTGAGTTGCGCGGAATGAACAGAGGCGACATGGAGGCCAAGCTTAAGGCTGCCGGCGTGACGTCTCGTGAAATCCGCCAGATGTTCGGCGAAAGAACAGCATCACAGGCCATGCAGCTGCACGAGCAAGCGTTCTTCTCGTACACTGCTCGCTCACGAGGAGCTGCAGACTCGGCTCTCAAGGAAGGACTCACGGCCAAGGAAATCCTAAGCAACCCAAGAAGGATTCTTGACGAAGGCTGGGAGGCTACGGCAGACTTTAAGGAGAAGTACCGAGACCTCATGGCCGCAGGAGACCTGGCGCCAAAGTTCCAGAAGTTTGTGCAGCAGAACATGCCTGATGAGGCGGTTGCTCTACACAACCGATACGGAGCAGACGCATTTGACCAGCTCATTGGTTGGATGAGCGAGTACAAGCGAATGCAGGCAGCTAAGTTTGGCGGCTCTGCAATTAACACGATGAAGGCACCTGGGTTTGGCTTCGCGGTAAACCCGTCAGCCACAGGTTTGGCCCAGATTATCTCTGAGGTCAACGATATCCTTCCAATGCACACATCGGAAAAGTTTGCTACACTTGTTCAGGGCGGCGCTCGCCCTCGAATCATTACCAGCACGTTCCGAGCTAAGTTTATTAACGCAGCCCAAGACGCTGGATACGATGTGGCTGCCGCCAGGACTGCCCTTGACCAACTTGACAACATTGCGCAGCGCTATGCGCTTGAGCTAAACCGAGTTGGCCCGAACCTTCAGTTCCTAAAAGGTGAGTACGACAGCGCGCTGAAGGCATTCGGCGTTGAGATGCGAGGTCTTACTTCGCAGCTACAACTTGCCGACGTCCACAAGGCTATTGTTATGGAGCTCATGGACGCCTACGTACCAGGATTCTCAAAGACTTCTGGTGCGAACGAGATCATTGAGGCTATTGCAAACGCACGTAAGTACGGAGCAAAGTTTGCCACGATGGGCAGGCTTATTGAGCAGATCCGCATTGACGCTGGAGACATGTCTGTACTAAGCGCCGGTGCAAGAGACTCAATTAGGCAGACAGTCCAGCGATACGCAAACTTTAGCGGTGAGCGCGGGGCGGTTGTGCGATCGACTCAGGACATCCTTACTGACACGACCAGCAACCTACTTAAAGATCATGCCGGGGAGCAGGCGATGTTTGAGGCAGCTAAGTGGTCTTACGCCAAGTCTGTAGAAGAGATGAACAGGGTTAACTACTTCAGCAGCAATCGCTCATGGTTTGAGCGAAGCATCAACCACCCATTCCTGGGCCTTTATCCATTCTCGTACATGTTCGGCAAGGTTCTTCCTGAGCTGACGCGATTCATGTTTTACAAGCCGTTCGGCGTTACGGCGCCAGGCGCAGGGTACGCAGCTTACAGGAAAATCTCTGAATACGTCTCGTACAACGGTCTGCCACCTGGATGGGAAACAACACAAGAGAAGCCAGACTGGCAGTTCCTGCTAGTTCAGCTAATCCCTGGAATCCCAGAAGATATGACCGTGGTCACTCCAAAGTGGTTCCGTTCTGGCGTATCAACGATCTCTCGCCAAGGCTACGACCAGTACAAGGCGACAGACCTTGCTGGCCAGGCATTTGACTGGGCGCTCAACAGCGGCGTAGGTGGAGTAAGCCAGCTTGCCCTTAAGTCATTCGGCGAGCTGACCAATAATGCAGCAGACTTTATCACTGGTAAGTTCAATACGGAAGCAGATCCATTTAGAAAATAACACAGGCCAGAAGTACTGGTCTGGGGATAGTTAAGAAAGGAGCCAGAGATGGCAGACCTTGAAGTCGCGGCACCGCAGCCGCTTGAGTCACAGCAGGAGGAGGTAACTCCACCCGCAGTCACTGAGGCGGAGGATGATGTCGCCACTTGGAAGCGTCGTCTCTCAGGAAAGGACCAAGCTCTAACTGCAGCCCAGAAGGCGGCAGAAGAGTTTAAGTCCAAGTACGAGGAGCTCGCACAGTGGAAGGCCGCCCAAGAGGAGGCATCACTGTCGGAGTTTGAGAAGGCAGCGCGCAAGATTAAGCAGCTCGAGGACGAGCTCAAGGCCACGGAAACGCGGTACGAGTCGGAGAAGCTGAAAGCCAGCTTCCCTCAGTACTATAATTTCCAAGAGAAGGTGCGTAACCTGACCGAGGCCCAGCGTGCTGCGGAGTTTGAGAACTTCGTTAAGTCACAGATCGGTGGGGATCAGCCCACAGAAATCAGCGACGCTAACGCTCCAAAGCGTAGCGCCGGTAAAGACAAACCAATGAAGCCAGAGGACATCAAGGACGCAATTCGCGCCCTTGGAAATCCCTGGGCAGAGTAAGAGGAGGTAGCTAAATGGCTACTACATCAACCCTTTCGGGTCCTGCTCTGAACAACCTCAAGTCCTTTAACGGATCTGAGGCCAATGCGTTCCAGAAGCTCGTGCAGGAGCTTGTGTCGCAGAACGTTCAGGTTGAACTTCGAAATCGCATGGTTCACGCCCTTCCGAGCAACTATATGCCGGGAACCTTCATCAAGGGCACCGACCGCATTCGTTACGTCCGCTACCCAGACATCAGCCACTCGTTGACTGAGCTCTCGGAAGGCGTGACCCCTGACCCAGTGGTCAACCTCAGTGTCCGCACTGAGTACTTCTCGGTAAAGCAGTACGGTGCATACACCAGCCTCAGCGACATTGTCCAGCAGGACTCGCCGCATGACTTGGTGTCCATTGCATCGGAGCGCATTTCGTTCGCAGCAGCGCAGTCCATGGACCGCATTGTTCGCGATGTGATGAACGCTGGTACGGCTCGCGTGCACTATGCACAGGCCCAGTCCACGTCGTCCTCGATCACGACCCGAGCCGGCCTTGCAGGTGCAACGATTTCTGACGCAGCGGACGCAACCGCACGCCAGGACTACAAGCTCAACGGTCTTGAAGTGAAGAAGGCTGTTGCTCGTCTTAAGACGGCCAACATCCCTCCGTTCGCAGACGGCTACTACCGCTGCATCATTCACCCAAATCAGCAATTCGACTTGCTGACGGATACTTCGAACCACGGCTTCCTTGAGGCCACGAAGTACACCCAGTCCCTTGACCTCCTGAACGGTGAAATCGGCGCCTATTCTGGCGTTCGCTTCCTCGTTTCTCCAGAGGCAAAGACGTTTGATGTTAGCGGCACCACGGTTTACTCGGCACTCTTCTTTGGTCCTGACGCATTCGTCGTCGGCGACTCACAGACGATGCAGACGTACTTCGTTGCCCCTGGCGGCGATCACTCCGACCCACTCTCGCAGCGTGCTCTCCTTGGTTACAAGGTGCGCTTCGGTGCGATGATCGTCGGCGAGGCCGCAGCCAGCGACTACAACGGCTTTGATAAGGCTGCTGTTGTTTCAACCGTTGCAAAGACCACCACGACCGCAGTACTCACGACCAGCGCAGCCCACGGGTTCTTCGCTGGCGAGGCTATCAAGGTCATCGGTGTACATGCTGACGTTAACGGCAGCTGGACGCTGACTTCTGTTACCAGCACGACGCTCACCTTCACGGTGACGACGAGCGGTACCATCAGCAGCACTGCAGTCTCGGACGGCTTCGTTACGAAGATCGTTCCGCAGACCAGCACCGGTATCACGCGATACCTGCGTCTCGAGACGCGAGCAACCACTCTGTAATCAGAGTTAATGGTGGACCTCCCCCCGACTGGCTTATGACTGGTCGGGGGGAACCCCGATAGGAGAAAGAATGGCAGCAATCGACACGCTTCTTCAGAAAATCCGCCGCGATCTACGCGACACCGGAACGTCTGACGGCGTAGACCGAACATGGAGCAACCAGGAGCTTATTGACCTGGTCAACTTGGCTCTTGTTGATATTTCTAGGGCCTACCCTAAGGAAGTTGTGTCTACCGTCGCCGTTCCACAGGTATACTCAAGCTCTCACCATACCAGCATTGCCCTCCCAGCAGGGATGGATTCTATTATTCGCATTGACGCCCTCTGCTACAAGATTGATAGTACCGTCAGCCCAATTGCCTCATGGTACGAAGCTCTTGGACCGCTTGAGCCTTCTAACGGCTACGGCAACTACAGTGGTTGGGAAGTACATGCAAGCACTATTTACCTGCAGCCAGGAATGTCTGAGCTCATTAGCCACCTACGCGTGGTAGGATATGGGGACTGGACCGTAGATACGCTAGACGCCCAGGCAGAAGAGGCCCTTCGGTATCATATCCAGGCAGAGGCCTTCTTCAAGCTGATGGCAGACCGCACCATGTTCCAGCAGTGGCAGGTTAACTCCGGAGCCACAGACGTATCCGTACCTATGATCAACCAGAACTACACAGTGGCACGACAGCGCTATGAGCGCCTATTGTCACGAATCAGGAAGATCAGGAGAGTTGCCTAATGGATTTCAATCGCCCAATCAGGATTCAAACTGGCCCGACAACGTTCCTAGACCTTAACTCTCTAGCTGGTGTCCGCGTTGGAGCGGCACCGCTATCCGGGTTCAAGGTTGAGTCTGCCAACTATGCGGCAGTCGCGGCGAGCGGGTTTATTGACAAGACCGCCCTGCGAGACGGCTCCAGCGTGACCGAGGCCTACCTTGGTTCCCGCGGAGTTGAGCTGGTGGTATCCGTGTATGGCGAGACAATTGGCGACTTCTGGGACAACATTGACACGCTGACCGCAGCCCTGCAGCCCATGCCCCTAGGGTTTGACTCAACGTACGGCGTACGCGCCCTGCGCTTCTTCCAGCCTACGTGGGCCCTATCTGCAGACTTTCCTGGCGGGATTGAGCTTGACATGCTCGTTCGCTCCGCAAGTCTTCCGCAATACAACGTCGGCCGGCGCACGTCTGTTGGAAAGTCCAGTGACGGGTTTGCGCAGCCAGCTCAGATTAGGCTCATTGCCCCAAACCCAAAGAAGTTCTTGACCACAACCAAGTCAGGAGCTGGTACGCACCGCGGCTCAGCGCCTGTGTACCCTGTGCTCTCTAAGGACTCATGCGCCGCAGGGGATAGCGTTACGTTCTCGTGGACTAGCGGCGGACTTACGAGCACTGTGGTGGCCACGGCTATTGACGCTGGAGCAATCTCTATTGACACAGACTCAATGGCCCAGACCAACTGCAGGATCAACCACGGCAATACCAGTGGGGATTTCCTTGTTCGACCTGGAGCTGTTGTGATTGAGGGGACCACAACCACAGACGCGGTAGTCACGTACAGGGAGGCTTGGCTTTGAGCAGCAGCGTCAGAATCCGCATCTTTGATATTGGAGTTAATCGTGGAGTTGGCGACGAGAGATGCATCATCTATGACGCTAAAAACGTCGGATCTGAGGTTTACGCTAACGACGTCGGAAGCGCATTCTGGACACTACCGATCAACCACCCAGCAGTTCCTGAGCTAGTTCCGCTCAAGCGCCACTACAAGGTAGAGCGCCTTAGCGGAGCATCGTGGGTCCTTATCGGGGCCGGTCTGCTTACCACCTACGACGCTACCAACGACGAGATTGTCTACGAGGGCATGGACTACATGACCATGCTAAGCATGCACTACACCAAGCTGGTTGGACCCGACTCAGGGTCGGACACATCTATCCGCAGAGAGGAGCCTGCCAGTGAAACGGTTACGGTTGGGCCAGTTACCATCACCGCGACAAGGTCTGCGTCCACGCTGTACAACACTACGTCTGACTGGAACTCAAACGACACAGAGCAACACATCCCGATTGGAGCGTTCCCGCAGTCATTCGTTGTTACTGAGTATTTCACAAACATTGGCACTAACAGTAAGGTTGTTGTGGGTATAAAATCAAACACAATTGCACTGCTATCTGTTGGCCAAACAGTATATTTTACAGGTGTATCAGGTGCAAACGCAAGCCGGGTTAACGGTCTAAGAGTTCTGACACAAGTAACTGCCGGCGCGAGCGTAACTGATTCTGGTGTCGTAGCTTTTACTTCTGGGTCAACAGCAATTCCATATACAACATCAAGCGGATACTGCTACTTTAAAAGGTACACGTCTAGGGGACTTATCAAATTCACTTTGCCTGCCGACTTAACCAATTCGGCGACGGTAACTCAGGCTAACCTAACCCTTACACAGAGCCAGACCAGCAACGACCACTCAGTCACTGACTCGTCTCCAGGGGACCTGCTTGTAAATGCTTCTGGCATTGACTGGACAGTTGATTCTACTACTGGCTCTGAGGGAAGCTGGGGAAACTCTAGTCAGTCTAATTGCCAATGGTCAAACGCTTCGTCTTCAACTTCTGGCGGCCTAACAGCAATCCAGTACAACGGCATTGGTGCCACTCACAACTCAACACATACTTTCTCAATCTCAAGCATTGTAAACTACTGGAAAGCAAGCACGTCAAATAACAATGGCTTGCTTCTGTACAACACAAACGAGACTGGCGTTACAGACAACTACACGATCTACAGCACTGCCGCTAGCGCGTCGTATCGACCAAAGCTTACCCTTACGTATTCATATAGTACTAGCTCGGCGACTAACATCAACGCCAATGGGCTGTCCCATGGGCCAGCTGCCACCAAGGCGTTCCTGAAGGAGAGGACCTCAAATAGCACAGCACGCCATGCTGGCAACGAGATTGCCGTATACACAAAGAACGAAGTTGGTGACGCGAACAAGATTGACATGGTGTACGACGAAGTAGATGGATACTACACTCTTACTGGGTACACTTACATTGAGCGCTCTGCGATCAACAATGACGAAAAGCTATACGACATGGACCAAGACGTCTATATTCCAAACAGGTTTAACGTAAACAGAGTACGCGTCAGTATTATCGCATCACCAGGCGATGAGGTGTGTACGTTTAACGTTTGGCCAGACTCGTGGGCGCAACTTGCCCAGCCAGAAACGCCGGTGGTTCTGAAGTGGAGGCTAAAGCTTCGCCAGCACGACTCGACTGTTGCCGAGGTGATTGCTCCGGGAACAGAGCCAACCACGTCTCTAACTACGGTTGGCGGAGTGTACGGAAACTACACTGGAACAGCACACAACATCACAAACGACTATTCAATCAACTGCCTTACCAGCGGCGTATCTTATTCGTTCACAGCATTCACAACTGCCGAGCTGACAAACGTCAGCCCTCAAACGTCGTCAACAAACCCTGACTACGGAAGCGTAATGACCCACGACGTAAACGGGATTAGCGCGAGCACGTCAGCCACCCAGACTGTGGTCATGGGCCTTGAAAAGAAGACGCTTGAAGGCATCTTTGGCAAGCAGATTCCTTACGTCGTTTCTGAGGGCGGCGACTACAGCAGGTTCAAGTGGCTAACATATGAGAAGATTACCACTCAGTCTTGGAATACAGAGCTAATCAGATACTTTACTTCTGGTGAGTCAATCCTGTCGTACCTAAGGAACATGTGTGACAAGGAGATGTCCGCTAACCTATTGACAACAGAGTCTTCCGCAAGGTGGGACATTATTGATGCTATTAAAATTCCATGGCGATCCGTGTTCAACTTTGTCGGAGTTCGTGGGGCTGCTGCCCCGGGTACTAAACTGTATGTGGCTCCTGCTATCTCTCAGACAGAACCAGTGTTCGTCTTTGACTACCCAGGCAATGTGGATCAGTTTAGGTACCGTAGAAACGGCAAGGATCTTAGGAACTCGGTGAGGGTCGTACCTGCCACTGCGTTCCTCACCGGGTCCACTACCACCTCCACTGGCTCTAGGTCACAGGGAAAGCTGGCCGAGAACGAAGCCTCCATTGAGGAGTACGGCTACGCACCAATCCTGAGCACTCAAGCAAACTTTGCCGACGGAGAAGAGCTACAGAAGTATTCTGACTCGCAGCTTGCAAAGTCCAGCGATATTCTTAACGTATCCATGGTAAGCGTCCAGCTGGCTCCGGATAGCGTCAGACCGTTTGAGGACTTCTACCTTGGCGACGTGGTGCGCATTGCTGTGCGAAGGACTAACGTCAACTACACGAATGCCGCCAAGCCAGACTTCATTGCCGACACGTACATCGTGGGAGGGGTCCGATTTGAGCTACCAGTGGACGGCTCTGAGCGTGTAACATTAGACTTGGTGAAGACCAGCGAATTCGGCAGGTAACGCCAAAATGTGCTATAATCAGGCAGAAGGGGACTTCCCTTTGGAGTAGCATTGGAGGAAACATGGCGAAAGCAAATCTCGTAGAGCGAGTAGGATCGCTCAAAGAGCAGGGGCTGTCGTTCGCCCAGATCGGGGACGTGCTCAGCTTGAGCAAGGACCAGGTCCAGAAGTACCACAAGCGGTACGCAGCAACTGTCCCGGAAGACTTCCTTCCTGGACCTAAGAAGGGCGCACCAACGCCTAAGTTCGTTGGAATCGACATTGCGTTCTTTGACATTGAGACCACGTTCAGCAACTGGCGGCGCATGCTTTGCGGCTCTATCGCTGACGGGCTTGGCAATGTAACGACTCTCAGTCATGACACTCATCCGGGGAAGACCTGGCAGGACGATAGCGTATTGGTCAAGGCATATTGTGAAGAGCTTGACAAGTATGACGTTATCGTTGGCTGGAACTCTAAGCTGTTTGACGTGCCGGTACTGAACTCGCGCATGCTTTACCACGGCTTCAAGCCGTACGACCCTAAGATGCACCTTGACTTGATGTACAAGGCCACTGGGTCGTCTATCGCAATCGGCCGCAAGTCCCTGGACAACGTGTCCAAGTACTTCGGCGTTGAGAACAAGAAGACTCCTCTTGACCCACGAATTTGGGACGACGCCGATCATGGCGACAAGGAGAAGTACGCAAAGATCATTGAGCACTGCGAGGCCGACGTTCTCGTTCTGCGAGACGTGTACGCAAAGCTGAAGCCAATGGTTCGGATTCTGCACCGATGATTAATGCAGATCTTGAGGGCGCACGTAATGTGTGCGTGGACTTTGACGAGACAATCGCCGTCCGCGTTTTTGGCACAGTCATCCCTGCTAATGGTGTGATTGAAGCCTTTGAGAGGCTGCGGGCAAACGGATACAAAATTATCGTCCACTCTGCCAGAGCGTGGGAGAGGTTTGACGATAGAGCTGAGCGCGTTGATGAAATGCGTAAGCAGCTGGACTCTTGGGGCGTGCCGTACAACGAGATCTGGGTGGGGGCTGGAAAGCCCGTAGCCAAGGCCTACGTTGACGACCGCGCGATCAGGTTTGACAATAACTGGGATGTAATTGTAGAATCAATCCTGAACGGTTAGAGTTCTCCCCAGGCTGGCGCCCCTCCGGCCTGGGGGACTTATTAGGGGCGCAGGAGGGGTATGGTTAAGAAGCTTATTGGAGACCTCTTTGACGAGGGCCTCCGCAGGGACAGGACAGAGCGTCCGCCAAGCAATTTGTGGCGCGGATCTCTTCTTGGCAGCTGCCTTAGGCAGCAGTGGTACTACGCCCATGGCGAGACCCCTACGGATGTCCGAGACGACGAGGTCTTTCGTATTTTTGAGCGCGGGCACATCATTAACGACTCGTTCAACCGACGCCTTCGTGGGTCGGAGCATCTGATCTCCTACGAGGAGGAGGTGCCGGTGTCGATTCCAGAGCTAAACTTTGGCGGTAATGCCGACGGTGTGGTACAATGGAAGGATGGTCAGCATGAACTGATTGAGTACAAGTCAGTCAAGGAATCGGCTTGGAAGTTCATTCCTAAGCCGGAGCACCAAATTCAAGCGTCAATCTATGCAGAGGCTCTGAAGCGCATGCGAGGCCATGAGTACTCAGCAAGGTTGGTCTACATCAGGGCAGGGGACCTAGCTACCGAGGAGTTCATCGTTGATGAGTCGTGGCGGGTTAAGGCCTTGAGGATCTTGGAGGTTCTGAACAGTGACCGATTCAGAGAAACCCCTCCGTGGAGACTCCCGGAGGAAAAGTACAGGTCAAAGAAGTCGGGGAACTGGCTCTTCCCATGTGGGTATTGCGAGTTCTTCACCAAGTGCAGAGGAGGGGAAAATGGCAAGTAAGACACTAGCTGGCAAGCTCGCTGAAGTAATGGGCGAGATCGGCTACATCTCCAAGGGCGGCACGAACAGCGCCCAGGGGTACAAGTACGTTATGGCATCGCAGGTAGCTGATGCCATCCGCGAGAAGCTCGCGGCTAAGGGAATTGCAATCATTCCTGGTGACATTGAAAAGCTGAGCGAGAGCACGTCTGCCTCAGGCAAGCAGGTGATCCTCACGTTCAAGTACTCATGGCATCTGGTTGATGGTGAAACTGGGGAGAAGCACACGATCTATTCGCTCGGCTCGGGGGCCGACTCGGGCGACAAGCACGTGTACAAGGCAACGACAGGTGCGCTCAAGTATGCGCTCCTGACTACGTTCCTCATCCCAACTGGGGATGATCCCGAGAATGATACGGCTGACGTGACCATCGCCAAGGCGGCGAAGGAGATCTTCAAGGATACCGTCAAGCCGATGGAAGGTCAGTCCCAGAAGGCTGACGGAGAGTGGGGGTTCTAATGGATAGGATTGATCTCTGGCTAACAGACAAAATTGCTCCAGTCAAGGAGCAGACCAAGGCCGGTCGAGACGTGTGGAAGTTCTTCGGTAGCATGCAGTCGTTTGCCTACGACGCATTCCTCTCCGCGGACAAGGCCACGCGAGACGCCTCAACCGCTCCTAATCGGTATGATCGGGTAACCATTCTCGTCTTTGATGAGGACTTGGCCAACCACATTCGGAAGATTTATGATAGTACCGTAAACCGAGAGACAAACGACCCGCGTCAGCACTTGCACGTCATTGGCAAGCTTGAGGAGCGGGCGGACAAGGACGGCAACCCGAAGGGGTACAGCCTCCTTGCCAACGAGGCAAGCCCATTGATTTGGGGACCGCTGAAGAAGCGCTCGTGACCGAACAAGTCAAGCTTGTAGACGAGATCGCGGATGGCCTTGTTGCCATTGGCATTCAGTACCAGGCAGACGGCCGTCCGCGTAAGGTCGCTATCTACAGCAAGGACGCTTTCATGGATGTGTACCGATCAAAGGCTATCGGGTTCGTCGGCGCTCACGTAGGTGGGCTAGCTGACGACGAAGTCAAGGCGCTGGAAGAGGATGGCGAGAAGCAGTTCTGGTCCGGAATCTTCTCAGCTGGTGTTGGTGACGGCGCACCGATAGCTGTAGTGGAGGAAGACAATGGTTGACAAGGCAAGGCAGGGTCGACTCAACCGCTCAAGGGGTAATGCCTTTGAGCGGGAGACGGCCAAGAAGCACGGAGGGCGGCGCACCGGCATGTACGGCGGGCCAGACGACGTGACCGTAGATGGGCAGTTCAAGATCCAGACCAAGGTTGGGACGATGTTCTCAAACAAGTACTGGGGATGGCTGCAGAAGATTATTGTACAGGCTGGGGAAATCCCCTACCTAGTGATCGGAGACGCCCCTGGGCCTGGCACCCAGCGTCGTGTCATGGTGATCATGGATGAGCGGGATTGGTTAGTAGTTAAGGAGAAGGCATATGGCCGTACCGAAGATCAAGCGCAAGAAGGGTAACGTAGCTCTTCTTTCAGCGCGCTGGAACGTTGCTTTTGGCATCGTTGTGGCAACCTTTATTGACAAGTATCTTGACTCTGTCCCTGAAGACCAGCGGGCAGACGTTAAGATCCCGTTTGACAACGTGCTTCAGTTGTCTGCCGGCGTAGCACTGAAGCTGGTGGAGCTTGAAGATGGCGACGACGCCTGACGACGAGCGACAAGAGGTCGCGTTCTTTAAGAACATTGGTGCCACGACCAAGGCTGCGGTTGCGCATCCTAGGTTCCGTGACACGTTCCTACCGTCCGTAGGGGCTGGGGCAGTCGTCCTGGGGGCTACAGCGAACATTGCTGCATCCCTGGGCTCATGCCTACTGGCGTTCGCTCTATTGGACAAGCGCAAGTGAAGCACGGCCTGAAGTGCCCAAAGTGCGGTGGGCAAAAGATCACTCCGCACCGAGCAGGCGCTAAACTGGCCGGACCTTACTCCGTTCGTGTAGCTATCTGCGGCAAGTGCGACGAGAGAGTCATACTTGTTACGCAGGTAGCTACGCAGGAGCTGGCAGAGAAGATTATGGAGGAGATTGATAATGAAGAAGGAGAGTAAGCATGTTCCAGAAGCATTTATTGAGTACTTTCGCGACCTCGCGATGGAGACCCACGAAGTCATGGTCCAGCGCCAAGCTGGGTACGGACCGGGGAACATTGAGGCGCTCGGCCCGTACGGAGTATTCTCTCGGCTCGCCGAAGACAAGTGCTCGCGAGTGGCCACGTCGCTCAATGGCTCTATTGTGGATGGAAAAGCCAAAGTCGGAGAAGACTGGTTCACCGAAGGGGTACGTGACGCGTTGGTCGATATTGCGAATTACGCGCTAATCTTGATCGCCCTAGGCGAAGGGAAGTGGTCGTTTGTGACCCGTGGGGTGCCGCCAAAGAATTGGGCCTCACTGGACGAGCGGCTTGACGAGCGGTTTGTCGTAGATGAACTTCGTTGATCTAAAGGGTATGGTATGGCCCGATGGGAGGGCCCACGCCATCCTATTCTACGGACAGTCTGGCTGGAAGGCTAGAGTGTGGTATACTGCAAAGCAGGGAAAGGTCTTTGACCTAGGGGGAGGCCCTGAGGTATTCACACATGATGAGGCAGAGAAGAAGTTGCAGGAGGTATTCAATGTCTGGGCGACAGGTCAAAAGCGCAAGCGTTAAGTTTACCTTCTCTGCCGGCACGCCCCAGAAGGTGAAAGCTTTCTGGGGCGAGCCAATCTCTTGGATCAAGTCCGTTCTCAAAGCTGAGGGCATCATCGTAAACAAGGTCACGATTCACTACCACGTTGGCAACGTGAAGAACAAGTGTCCGCTAGGCGAAGCTGACTCAGCTGAAGCTACGTTTATGTTGTGCACCAATCCGTATGACTACGACACATTCCTGCATGAGATTGCCCACGTGGTTAGCCCGGGCATTCACAGCAAGGCATGGGCCAAGAAGTTCATTGAGCTGGCTGGCAAGTACCTTAGTGGGCAGGACCGAGTTAGGGCCCTGTATACAGCGCACAGGGACTACCCTAGCTGCGCAGCCCTGATTGGAGATATCTATGACATTTAGAGAGAAGTTGACAAAGCCAGACAAGGATGTGCTAAGATTGTTTGTAGAGGACGCTAAGTCTGAGGGAATGTCCCTTAGGGCGTACTGCAAGAAGCACGGGATTGACTACTACCTGCTCACCGGTTTCCCAAGGCCGTGGCAGGAGGTATCACTCCAGGAGGGGTTGAATGGCGAAGAAGGAACCGACGGAGCAACTGACATCTAGCGATTACGTCAACGATGGGGATTGCCCAATCTGCGGCAAGTACAAGAAGAAGATAGACTCAGGGAAGATGAAGCCTTGCTTCATGTGGGGCAGGGTCAAGGAGGAGGAGAACGAAGATGAGTGAAGACGTATACGGCAACAAAGTATACCGATGCACCGAGTGCGAGATGAGCTTTATTGAGGGATTTGAGATTGATCGCGGACTATGCGACGAATGCGCAGCTAGCATTGACGAGCAGGGCCGGCAGGAGAACATCGGGGTAGAGAGCCTTCAAGAGGTTCTGGTTGCTGCTAAAGAGGCATACCACACCCAGGAGGTCTTTTAATGACCAGAACCAACCGCGAAGCGGAGCGAGCTCTCATCGGCGCATGCCTTATCTCAGGCGAATGCGCAGAGCGAGTGCTTGAGCGCGTCTCCGCCAACGACTTTGACGACATGCAGTGTCGCAATATTTACAATGCAATTAAGTCATTAGTAACTCAGGGCATGACGATTGACATCGTCACCCTCTCCGAAGAGCTGACCAAGGACGGCAAACTTGAGGAAGCTGGCGGGGTAACCAATATCTCAACTCTAGTTAGCTCAACACCAAATAGCTATAACTACGAATCGTACATTGACATCGTCCTGGACAACGCGATTCGACGTGATGTGCATCAGGTAGCTGCGCACATTGCTGACACGTCGCGGCTTGCGAAGACCGCAGAGGAGGCCTTGGCGGAAGCCGAGCGAGCCGTCTCCGGAATCTCTCGCAGCAGGTCCAGGGGGAAGTTCTCCACGATGGAGGACGTGATGGCTGAGACCATGGACAGGCTTGCCTTGATGCAAGCTGGGGGAGCGTCTGGCGTGTCATCTGGCATCGCTGGGATTGACTCCATTGTCGGTGGGTGGCAGCGTGGGGACTTGGTAATCGTCGCGGCCCGACCTAGCGTAGGTAAGACTGCCCTGGCGACTACCATGGCTGCTAACGCGGCATTCCGCAGCGGGAAGGCTATTGCCATCTTCTCGCTTGAGATGAGCAGGGAGCAGATCGGAAGCCGAATGCTCTCGTCTGTCTCTGGTATCGGCCTTCACGAGATTAGGCACGGTCAGTTGGACTTGGCTGAGATGACTGAGGTCATGGCAGCGTCCGACAGGATCAAGCGCAGCAAGATCTTCGTTGAGGATGCGCCTATTGCGACTCCTGGCGAAATGAAGTCCAAGTGCCGGCGGCTTAAGAAGGAGCACGGACTTGACCTTGTAGTCGTTGACTACCTGCAGCTTATGTCCCCAGACCGTGGGAACAAGGACAGCAACCGCGTGTACGACGTGGCAGAAATCAGTCGTGGGCTCAAGGCGTTGGCGCGGGAGCTTGACGTTCCTGTGGTAGCATTGAGTCAGCTGAGTCGGTCATCTGAGTACCGAGAGAACAACGAGCCAAAGCTCTCAGACCTTCGGGACTCTGGGGCTATTGAGCAGGATGCTGACGTTGTGCTTATGCTGTGGAGGTCCACTGACGTGTCGCTTGACGTGTCGGTTGAGACCGTACATTGCAAGGTGGCTAAGCATCGCAACGGACCAACTGGTCGGACCGAGTTGATGTTCAACCGGACGACAGCAACATTTAAGGGGGCCTAATATGAGCGCAAAGGTTACGCAGGAAGACAAGGAAACGTTGAAGGTCAACATTGAGGTTGACTGCCCGTGCGAGGTCGGAATCTGCGACCACTCTATGGCGGAAGTCAGCAATGCCCTTCAGCAGGCGTACACACGCGGCGTACGAGATGGTGCGACTGGCGCCATGGAGAACGTTAAGGAGTTCTTGCAGAAGAACTACCCAGCAGAGTTCGCCCGAGCTGAGAAAGCAGCGGCTGCGGCAGCGAGCAAGACTAGGTTAAATTGACAGCCTTCCTACTGGCCCTGGCCATGGTATTCCCGACTCACGGGGAAGATACCAAGGTCAGGGCCACTTGGTATGGGTCGACTAGCGGCCGGTCTGGGTTCTACTGCTACCAAGGTTTCAAGAACTCTTGCCCGCCGTACAAGTCAGGTGACATCTACATGTACGCTGCGGTGCCTGGGTTTAAATGGGGCGACAAGCCATACAAGCTACAGGTGTGCTACAATAAGCACTGCATCAGGGTCACCGTAAGGGATTGCCTGTGCAGTAGGAAGGGCGGCGGGTTTATTGACCTGTCGCCGATTGCTTTCATGGCGCTTGCCGGAAAGCTGAAGAAGGGGACTATATGGGTGACGGTACAATTGGTCAACTGACGAATGCGTCATTCTTTTCTGGAGTAGGAGGGATGGATCTTGGATTTGAAAGAGCGGGAATCAGGACAGTCAGCTTCAGCGAAATTGAGCCATACCAAAGCGGAGTCCTTGAACGACATTGGCCAGGAGTACCGAATCTCGGAGACATCGCCAAGCTCGCAGATCGTGAGCTTTCCAAGCAGGTACAGCAGACAGCCGACAAAGTTCAACGACGTGGCGGATACTCTGACGATCAGTGCGGGCCCTCCGGCTGTCGCAAGTGGCAGCATGCCGACATCTTCTCCGGAGGATTCCCATGCCAAGACCTTAGCGCAGCTGGCGCAAGAAAGGGATTCAAAGGAGAGCGATCAGTCCTTGCCTTCACATTCCTCAACCTTGTGGAGCTCTACCGACCTGCCTGGCTGGTGCTGGAGAACGTCCCAGGTCTACTCCATTCCTCTCAAGGCCGCGACTTCGCCCGACTCATCAGTGAAATGGAACAACTCGGGTATGGCGTGGCGTGGCGTGTCTTGGACGCGCAATACTTCGGAGTCCCCCAACGACGCCGACGTGTCTTCATTGTGGCAAGTCTTGGATCGGATCGTGCCGGCGAAGTACTTTTTGAGTGCGAAGGCGGCTGCGGGCATTCTGCGACGCACGTTGAAGAGAAAGGCAGGGAAGAGTCTTCCGCCCATGCTGACCGACGTACTGTCTCAAATCTCAACGCAAGCAAATCCGGATGGCGCATCGGGGCCGAGGACGCCGCAGGGGGACACCTCATCCTGGGCTCGGAGAATGACGCCCGTGGAATGCGAGCGTCTAATGGGCTGGCCAGACGGGTGGACAGTCAATTACCAGTGGAGGGGGAAACGGGGCTCTACGGGCCGGAAATAGGCCTCTACGACGATTCTACGGACGGCCTTGACACCAGGCGCTACACCTGCTGCGGAAACGGAGTCGTATCCAGCGTTGCGGAGTGGGTTGGTCGTAGACTTGTAGCTGTGGCAAAGTGATAAAGTCCCCCCCGTCGGGCATGGCGTGATAGTACCCCCCGCTCGCCCCCGTCGGGCATGTCGGGCGCCCTCCGTCGGGCATAGGGTCGCGCGTTACTAATTCGCTATTTGCGCTCCTCACCAGCCGTTATTAGCAGCTGGTGAGGAGCATTTTTTATTCGGCCGGTTGCTCAATGCCTAATGAAGACATAATAGCTCTAGAGATTTCTCTGGCTTGAAAGCCTCTTCCCAATAGGGAATCGTTATAGTCGACACCACTTTCTAGCCATAGTGCAGAAGCTACTGCGTAATGGAAAGTAAGTGCTTGGATACCGACGAGCTCGTCGACCATATTGCCTTCATTGTCAAAGATTGTTGTTTTTGCTGACGAGTAGTCAGATTTAAGAGTTGACTCATACTTCTTGACGAATGCTTCAGGGTACCCGATTTGAATTAGGTAATCACCTTTGTAGATGCTATGTCCATCTCCATCAAGGAATCTTCGTGCTTCTTCACTAGTCTTAAGCAGGCTGGTGAGCAAGTCACGAAGCTTGCTGTCTTCCCAGAAGTTACGTTCAGTCACCATTTCTCCTCCTTGCGACCCATAGGATCGCTTGCAACTCTGACGCATAAAGCCCCAGAGCATCTGCTGCTTTCTGGAACTTCAGCTGGTAGGATTTGTACTGAGTAGCATTAAGGTCAACGTCCTTCCATACTTTCTTTTTGTTTACAACAATCTTCTTGTTGTATGGAGGGAACTCCCTTGCTGCCCAGCGATCAATAGGACACCTGTCCGTCTCGCCCTCACTAATGATTGACATATAAAAGTCTCTTACCTTCTGGCCTTTAAGCCTTCGCACATCTCCATCTTCTAAGATTGCCGTAGCAATTTTGATATTTGCTGGATATGCTTGAAGCGGAGGCAATGGGACTCCATTGTATTTGTTTTCTAGCAAGGCACGTATTACTTTAATGTTTGTTTCTGGCGAAGCCCCCGGTGAGACAGCAGCAACTGCTGCAACAGCCGATGATTGATGCTTGAGATCGTAGTGCTTGGTAGCGTGGTAAATCATTCTATTGAACTCGTAGTACCATCCTGCTGAATGAAGGAAATCTAGTCGGGCTTCCTTAGTGTCGACTTCTGTTATGACATTGTTGAACCGCTTGATTAGAGGCTGTGCTAGCAGCTTCGGGTCATATGACCTACTTGCTGCTAGCAACACCCTACTCAGGCGGCTTTCGCCGCTGATCATTACTTAACGCCGCGGTCGCTAAGGAATCTCTTGTCTTCAAGCTCTCGCTTAATGACAATGTGAACCTCAATGGACGTACCCTTGTACAGGTCACGGACATCATAGCTCGTTTCACCACACTTGCCCTCATAACGCCAGCTGGTGTTAATTCCTAGCTCTCCTGCCAATTTCTGGATTGCTCCACCGTGGTAGCTACCAAAGTCATCAACAACAGGCTTAACAGCATCGTGCAATGCTGATGCAAAGTTAATGCTCTTTACTGCTGTGTTATGACCATAGCTCTCAGCAGCTGCTTTCTTGGCAAGCTGTGGAAGAGCCGCACGAAGTACTGAGTTCAGTACATCTGCGTCATCAATGCTAATACTTACCTGCTGAGAGAAAGCTCCTGGAAGCTCCTTTAGAGTTGGTGGTACACACGTATTCTTCTTCTTCTTGTTAACCATTGTTCTCCTCCATTTCATAGTTTCGCTTATGCTTTGCTAGATCACGAAGGCTCTCGAGCTTAATGCTTACATCAAGATCGTCAAGGTCGTGAATCTCATTCTCTCTGGCAATCACTTCAAGGTCATTGAGTACGGTTGCCAGCTGGTTCTCCAATGTACACAGCAACAAATAGAACTTATTGTAAGTAATATTAGTTGAGTTTGATGAATACATAATGGCATTAGCAATGTTATTGATACCCTTAAGCATAGTATGATTTAGATATCCGCTAGACCTGGTGAGCATGCTATGACCACGCTCAAACTGCTCTTG